GTTGCAGGAAGGCGTGGCCCCACCGGGCGAGCCGGTGCAACTGGTGCAGGTGGTCGCGACCGCGCAGCAATGGGGCGACAGCGTGATCGTCACCGACGTCGCGAACCTGACGATCAAGCATCCGATCTTCCAGCAGGCGATCCAGCTTGTCTCGCTGCAGATGCCAGAGACAATCGAGCGCAACACGCTCAACACGCTGGTATCCGCGAATCAGGTCAACTTCGCGAACGGGCGCGCGAACCGCGCTGCCATCGTCGCGACGGACGTGATGAGTCCGCACGAATCGAACAAGATCGTCGGCTCGCTCCTGACCTACGGAGCGCCGCGTTTCAACGGCGACGAGCGCGAAGACATGATGATCGAGGCGGGCGCGTACCGCGACCCCTCGAAGTCTCCGGCGATCATGCAGCACTACGTTGCGCTGATTCATCCGCTGGTCGCGCAGGACATGCGCGAGAACGCGCAGGTCAACACCGCCTGGGCGTACAGCGATATCAATCGCCTCTACAACAACGAGCTCGGCCCGTTCGGCGGCGTCCGGTTTGTCGAGACGAACATGATGCCGTACTGGACCGGCGTCGCGCTGGTGACGGGTGCGGCCTCGACCACAGGCGGATCGCTCGCGACCTCCGCGACCTACAACATCCAGGTCACGGCGTCCCCGATCCTGACCTCCGTCGAGCAGAAGGTATTCCAAGTCAGCGGCAACATCAGCGTCACCGGCCCGACAGGTTCGATCACGGTCACCCTCCCGACGCTGCCCGGCTACGTCTTCAACGTCTACATCGGAACGACGGCCTCGCCCGTCAACCTCGCGACGACGACGTCGGGGCCGACCACGGGTCCGCTCGCCGGCATGGCAACGCAACTCGCGTCCGGCTCGACGGTGGTGCTCACCGGCATCGGGGTATCGCAAACCCCGCCAGCTGCACCCGCAACCGGCGTCAACGTGTTCCCGACGATCTTCATCGGCAACCATAGCTACGGGCAGGTGATCCTCGAGAACCCCGAGTTCTTCTACCTGACAGGCGCCGACAAGAGCGATCGGCTGAATCAGACGAGGGTGGTGTCGTGGAAGATCTTCTACGGCTCGATCATCCTCAACCAGGCGTTCATGGCGCGGGTGGAAAGTTCGTCGGCGTTTGCTCCGGGCTACTCAGCCGGGACGATGGCGGACATCAGCTAATCCATCCTGTCTGGGGGCGGGGTTGCGATCCCTCTCGGTCCCGCCCCCTATTTTCTTCGGAGCAAGACGATGGCACGCAAGTGGACAGCGGAACAGAAGGCGGCGGCACGCGAGCGTGCTCTGAAGCGAAAGGAATCCCACGCGGAGATCGCCTCGATTGAGGGTGTCGGACCGGAAGACACCGCATCGCTCAAGAAGCAGATCGCGGATCTGACGGAAAAGCTGGCGGCGGCGACCGCGCAGCGCAGCGACGAGGAACTTGCCCTGCTCGCATCCCTGCAGGGGATCAACAGCCTCGGTGCGGACTCGAATCGCGAAGTGGCGACCGGCAAGCTGGTCAAGGTGCGGCGCCTCGCGAAGTACAAGATCGCAGGCTACAAGGAGGACGGGCGCGAGATCCTACGCCCCGAATTCAAGACGGTGGAACTGCCGACCTTCTTCTACAAGATCAACATGCCCCCGTGCGGCGGCTCGGACATGAAGATCAACGGCATGCCGCTTTACCACGGCGCAACGGTGGAACTCGACATCGACACGCTGCGCACCGTGAAGGACATGGTGTTCCGGATGTGGGCGCATGACCGCGAGATCCACGGCTCCGACGAGAACTTCTATCGCAAGGCAAACAAGGACGTGAACCCGCAGAACACGATCTCGATGAGGATGACGGGATGATCGAAACGCCGCAGGGACCGGCAGACGTCAGCGAACGCATTGTAGGCAACTTCGAGATCACCCTGAACCTCTCCGACAAGAGAGGCATCCGGGTCACGGGGTACATCTACGACAAGGACGACAGCAAGCGGCTGAACGCGCGCATCGACTGGTTGCAGGACACGCTGGACCGCCAGTTCATCCGCGCCGACGTCGTCAACAAGCGGGCGCAGATCACCTACGAGAAGATCAACATCGACGCGCAGCAGAACGCGGCGGAAGGACTTATCAACAAGCGCAACGGCGGGAAGAAACTGAGTTCGCAGGAGCAGTTGATGCTGAACAACCTCGAGCCGAACGTCCACGCCGCGAAACAAAGGATCGAGTCGCTCGACGCAGCGATCCAGGCAGCCGAAAAGACGCTCGCAATGACGTGATGAGAGATGCAAGCGAAACAAATCGTCCAACTCGCCTCATGGGAAGCCAAGGGCGGCACCGGCATGGTGAACATCGCCGGTCAGTACCTGAACGTCGTCCTTGAAGATCTGAAGATCAACCGTAACCTGAAGATGAATCAGGTTACGCAGTTCATCACGGTAATCCCCGGGGGCTACGGCCCCTTCAAGCTGGAAGCGGATTACCTTCGCACCTACGATCTGTTCTACCCGCTGCCGGTCGCCGGGGGCGCGACCTCGTCGTCGATGACGCAATTCCTGACTCCGGTCACGATGGAGCAGTTCGATGCCGAGTTCAAATCGCCGTCCGTTTCCAATTACCCGTATGAGTTTGCGACCGACCTATCGACGCAAGCGCAAATATGGGATAACAGTCCGACGCTACCCGCGAACACCACGCCCGGTCTGTTCACCGGGATCGGGAACAAGACCAGCGCGGGACAGATGTTCATCTACCCGCAAACTTCTGGCGCATTAGTCCTCACCCACCGCTACATGGTGAACCAGCCGGATCTGACGACGCCCGAAACGTCGAACATCACGCCATGGTTCCCCTTCACCGACTATCTCATTGTCGCGACTGCGGCACGCCTGATGGGCGTGACCGGCGACGACCGGCGCGACTCGTACTTCGCGAATGCCGACAAGTTGCTGCGCCCGTATCTCATCATGGACGGCGACGAGCAGTCCGCGATCCATGACATCAAACTCGATCCCCGGAAGTTCAAGTTCATCAGGAACCTGAAGCCGACCAAAGCATCACCGATGTAGGCGCGCATCATGGCTATCAACAAAAGCCATCCGATGCGTTTCACCCCAGAAGGGTTGACGGACGCCTACGATTCGACCAATGAGTTCCCCGGTAGCTGCCAGCTACTGCAGAACTTCATCTTCGACCAGTCGAATCCCGAGATCATCATCGCCCGCCCGGGTGTGACCCGGAAGGCGATCTTCAACACCGCAGGCTTCACCACCCCCGGGTTCGTCTCGGTGCAAATTGTCATCGGGACTCTGTGCTACGGGATGATCTCGACCGGGCGCTTCTCCGGGAAGGACGAACCGTTCGTCTTCAACCTGGTGACCGGCACCTTCGTCCCGCTGACCGGGGTGACCGGCGCGGGGTGCCCGGCCTCGCCCAACACCACGGGCGACTGGATTCCGCCGACGATGGCGAGCGTCGGGACGATGGTGATCGTCACGCACCCGGGGTTCGCGTCCACCGTCAACAAGTTCGGCTGGTTCGACGTCACCACGCCGACGGCTCCGGTCTGGCACGCGGGCGACACGGCCACGAACGGACTCACCGCAGTTCCGAATGCCGTCGCGAACTTCAACAATCGCGCGTACTTCGCGGTTGCGAATCAACTGCAGTTCACCGACATCCTCACCAACCCGCCGACGCGCACCAACGCGAACCAGGCCTTGGTGGTCGGGGACCAGACGATCGTCAACGCGCTCGCGGGTCTGCCGGTGCAGACCACCTCGAGCGGCGTCGTGCAGGCGTTGTACGTCTTCAAGCAGACCTCCCAGGTCTGGCAGGTGACGGGCGATTCGGTCTTGAGCAACCTCGCGCTCAACTACGTCTCGCTCACCGTCGGAACGGCAATGCCGCGCTCGGTCGCGCTGGCGACCTCCGGGCTGTACTTCATGGCGGCGGGGGGTCCGTACTTCATCGACGCCCTCGGCAGCTTGCGGGCGCTGACCAACAGCGCGCAGCAGAGCAACCCCGACATCAAGGTTCCGTTCCAGAACGCGCAGACGCCTACGCGCTGGGCGGCGGCTTACGGATCTTCGACCTATCGGATCTCCGGGCCGACGGTCATCAAGGGCGTGCAGACCCAGAATGATTACTGGTTCGATGAATTGCGGCGGCGCTGGACCGGACCGCATACCTTCGGCTATGACTGCGCGTCGCCCTTCGGGCGCGACTTCATCCTGTCGTCGGTCAACAATCCCGGCGTCCTGATCTACAGTCAGGACGAACAGACGTCGTCTTCGGTCTTCACCGATCTCGACAGCGCATACACCTGCCTGATGCTCTCGAGCACGTTCCCGAAGACCGGGGACATGTTGACCAAGCAGGTCGCGGAATCGCAGCTGGAGCTCGAGGCGTCCCTTGGGCTGTCGTTCTACACGGTGCAGGCGCAGAACGAGCAGGGCGTCGTGATGGGGCAGGTGGTGATGGGGGTGTCGTCCGGGGGCGCGGACTGGGGCGCGTTCATCTGGGGGGACGGCACTCTGTGGGCACACTCCATCGTCTGGGGTGGTGGCGAATTGTGGGGCGATGCCGCGCATTTCGGCTCGGGAGCGATCTGGCTATCCGGGCAGCAGATCCCGTCGCCCTACGCAGTGTCCTGGGCGGCGCCGCTCGTCTTCGAGAAGATGCAGTTGCAGGTGAGCGTGACGGCGTCCGAGTTCGTCGGGGTGGGCACGTTTTACGCGCGCTACCAGCAGACGGGCTACATGGTCCCCACCTCGATCACGGTATCGAGCATCGCGGGGACCACGGGGTTCGGCACCGGCCCGGGCGCAGGGGTAGGCATCGGTCCCGGCGTTGGCATCCAGGGCATCACGGTGCAGGAAAGCGGGGTCGCAGTCGGCACCATTGCCGGGATCAACACCATCAACTTCACGGGTGCGGGTC